GCAATCTCTGATTCAACTCATCAATCATGTTGGACAGCAAAGTCTAGGCTTAGCTCTTCAGCTGCAAACTGCGACACAGGAACAGGCTTGGGGTACAGTAGGTAAGAGGTTCAACGAATCTTTGCCGAACAAGTTCCAAGAGTTCCAGCTCAAGTCGCAAACTCCCACGAATCCGATTCTGCAAAATCCGGCAATTGAGCCTATGCTTCAAATGACACGAAGCCAGATGCGTATGATGCACCCTGACAAACCTGTCTCGGAAATCAACAAACTGGCGGAGCAATATCTCACGGATTTTGCCAGTACTCTTGCAGGCGGGAACGGGCCGTCCTCAGGAGATGCAGGCGAGCAGAAGAAAGATACCGACTGGGCTCAGTGGGGCGGTCTTGGTTAAGTTTCTCTTCTCATTGTTTTCATCTTCATCTACTTAGGAGCATATCACTATGCCTGCAGCTACTTGGAATACGGCCAGTTTCCCGCAAGATCTGGCTCAGAAATCTTTCTCTGGCATGATTACCCGGCTGATGCCGAATGGTCAAGCACCTCTCTACGGCCTGACTAGCATGTTGCAGGAAGAAACTGCGCATCAGCCGGAGCACGGGTACTTTTCGAAGACTATGATCTTCCCGGCAATCACGCTGAGCGGCGCTCTGACGAACGTCGCAACGACCGTGCCGATCACGTCAAACTTCAACATCGTTGCCGGGATGATCTTCCAGAATCCCACTACTCATGAGAATATCCTGGTGACGCAAGTTGCCTCGGATACCAGCCTGACGGTGCAACGAGCAGTTGGCACGGTGGCAGGTGCGGCCATGAGCAGCGGCGATACTCTGTATCTTGCCGGCAATGCTTACGAAGAAGCATCTACTCGGCCGGATTCGCTGATTATCATCCCGAGTCGAGTAATCAATTACACGCAAATCTTCCGCAACACTTGGCTGGTCAGCGGTACTGCGATTGCAACTGGCGTAATTGCTGGCGGCTCTGCTGATGCTGAATCCCGCCAAGACTGTGCAAGTTTTCATGCCATCGACATCGAGCGTGCGTTGATCTGGGGCCAGTTGTTTGCAGGTACTCGCAACAACTTCCCGTTCCGTACTATGGACGGGCTGATTAACCGAGTAACTGTTGCTGCTGCTGGTAACGTCACTACTGCCGGTGCAACTACCAACTGGACTCAGCTGGAAGCTATGCTGGATCCGGTCTTCCAACAGACTACCAATCCGAAGGGTGCTCCGGAGCGGCTGTTCCTGGTGGGTGGCTTGGCTCGGCGAGTTTTGCATAATGTCTTCCGGCTGAATTCTCAGTACATGATCAACGATCAAGTCACTGAGTGGGGCCTGCAGTTCGATGCAATCAAGATTCCTCGCGGCCGATTCAACATTGTCGAACATCCGTTGTTCAATGCTTTCGGCAGCTCCAGTGTCTTCTCGAAAATGGCGCTGGCAGTGGATCTGAGCACTTTCGGCACTGCTTACATGACTGGCCGCAAGACTCAATCTCGTGAGTTCAACATGAACGGCACTCCGGTGGATGCTGGCCGTGATGCTGTTGGCGGTACGCTGACGACGGAAATGACTTGCTTGGTCAAGAATCCTGCAGCCAACGCCGTGGTGTATAACCTTACTTCTGGCATTGCCGGGTAAGCAACAGGCAGTTGCAACTCAGGGGGAGGGGATCCTCGGATCTTCTCCCTGTTTTTACGTCTAAGGAGATGGTGATGTCAGTAGTACGATTCTTTCATCCGGTAGCAAATAGCACGATCGTGCTGCCCACCGGAGTTGTGAAAACTTTCTTCGGCGGCTACATGGATCTGGATGAGCAGGAAGAAGCAGCGGCCGTGGAAGTTCTGCAGGAACTTGCGGATAAAGGTATCGCAGGCCTTTCGATTGTCAAGGACCGTGCGACGGCTCCAAAAGAGCTAGGCAAGGCCGCTGAGCAGGTCAAAGGAAATGCCGCAAAAGTAGCAGCTGCCCTTGGTGGCGTTGCTGCTCAGGAGTAATAATCATGGCTCTGTGGACCGATCTGCAAACAAAAGTTTACACCTGGACTAACCGGCCGGATCGGGCTACAGAGACTTTGACTGCTCTGAGAATGGCACTGCGTACTGCGCACAAGAGTGGAAAGTATTGGAGAGATCTTTCTACTACGAATCTGTTGAACATTTCAACGGCTACAGCAGTGCAGCAAGTAGCTCTCACCGACGCTGCGGGGTTTAGACAAGTAGCGACACTGAAGTACAAAGACGAGGACAGGTACCTGAACTCTGTAGCGGTGGATGATCTAGTGGATCTGGATGGATATGTGCGTTCTGATGTTTACTGGGGCATGGGAGCCTACCTAAACATCCGAGCGTATTCTCCTGTCAGTGCTTACACGCTGACCTACTATCGCTGGCCATCTACCACAGATGCCTCTACTGTGTTTTCCTGGATTCTGGACGACCATGAGGATCTGATTGTTCTTCTCGCGGCATCTACGGTACTGGGAATGCTAGGGGAACAAGAAATCAAATCACGAGTAGATCAGTTGGCAGGACTGGCGATGGCTGACCTTCAACAAGACGGACTCGAAATCTATGGCCGATAACATCATGCATAATTTTGTCTTCAAACCCTCCGCAACAATTGATGACATCCACTCAGCTACAGTGAAAATCCTCGCTGGCTGGACTTTGTATTTCGGTTCGCTCAACCTGCATGAATGGTTGCAGCTGATTGGGCTCAGTCTAGGGATTTTCTTTACCGCCACACAAACATACCTGCTCTGGCGAGACAAGATTCTCAAGCGACGTGATGCCAAGAGGCAAGAGCAAGAGTCGGACCAGGAGTAATTATCATGCCCGGAATCAATGAGTTTGCTTTTGTCGAGAATGGCAGAGTAGTAGATCGCGGCGGCGAGCCAGTAGGAGGTCACACTAGGACTTTCGCCAGCGAGCAGGAAATGCTGCGTTCTGGTGCTACGCAAGATCAGATGGTGTTCAGGTCGGATACCAGCAGCCAGTGGAGATGCACCGCAGAACCTAGCAGCAACATTGCTAACTGGTTTGAGATTACCGGCGGTGGAGGAGGCGGAAGCTCTCCGACTCATTTGAGCTACATAGCATCTCCGACTGATGGCACGGTAACTTCCAGTACTGGCGCAGATGCAACTCTTCCTTTAGGTGATGGCACCAACGCTGGATTGATTGCGCCAGCGCAGACTACGAAACTCGCGGGGATTCAGGCCGGCGCACAAGTAAACCCGACAGATAGCCAAATAGTATCCTCGGTGAACTCAGCCCTAGGAAGTTCTGCTTGGCAATCTGGGCCGACGGCAACGAACCTGAGCTACACTCCCTCCGCAAGTAGCGGGCTGGTAGTCTCCGACACTGGCACAGACGCAACCATCCCAGCAGCTGATGGTACTAATGCTGGTTTGCTGACGGCAGTTAAAAGCACCAAGCTGGACGGCATCGCCACTGGAGCTACTGCGAACGATACTGACGCCAATCTCAAGAATAGATCCAACCACACCGGCACGCAGCTAGCCGCTACTATCTCGGACTTCAATACCGCAGTGGCCGCGCGGTTCGGAGTTACCAGCATTGACGCGCTGAGTGATGTAGTGATTACTTCGCCGAGCACCGGACAGGTACTCAAGTGGAATGGAACTAACTGGGTAAATGACACTGACGCAACTGGCGGAGGCGGCGGAGCTACTAATTTGAGCTACACCCAGCAAGCAGGAGATGGCATTGTCGTTAGTGACACTGGCACTGATGCTACGGTGCCTGCTGCAACCAGTTCTCTGGCCGGCTTGTTTTTGCCTGCAGAGAAGACGAAACTCCAGGGAATTGCTACTGGCGCAACTGCTAACGACACAGATGCAAATCTGACAGCTCGGGGCAACCACACTGGTACTCAGCTAGCTAGCACTGTGTCGGATTTCTCGACTGCTGCAGATGCACGAATCGCTGCTGCGGTGCTGGATGCGCTAAGTGATGTCATTATCACTTCGCCGAGCAGCAATCAAGTATTGAAGTTCAACGGCACTGCCTGGGTGAACGGTACTGATGCTACTAGCGGCGCCGGCGGAAACACAACAGTAGAGCTCGTCCCCGCAACTACGGCTTGGGCAGCAACCATTACTCCTGCTAGCTATGTAACTCGTGCGGGATTTACCGGCGGAAGTTTCGTAGTGACTATTGCGGGATCCACTCTCCCCTCTGCGACAGTTACACTGGACTACACGAATGACATGAACAATATCTTGTCCAGTGTAACTCTTGGGACAGTGTCGGGTAACGGCTCCACTACTTTTACTCTTCCTACTTTCTCTTCTATGCCTGGACTAGGATTCAAGCCGAAACTTACTGGCGGCTCAGGTACGGGTGGAACAGTGGGAATCATTCTTACGATGGCGAGCTGATCATGACTCTGCCTCTGCGGGTATTGATGTTGGATCCTAAC